GCCCTTTGGACGCCAGCCGGTGCTTGCACTAGGTTACTGCGCTGCTCTGCTCTCGGCAGGTCGGAACGAAGGTACTCACCCTCCTTCCTCCCACCGATTTGTCGATAGAGCATCATCGCAGTAACCTCACCCCTAGCCCTTACCGGGCTAGGTTTTTCCACTCATAAGGAGCTCCTATGGCGACTACGCGAAATCGTACTCTTCCTTTTAAAGGAGGTACGGACCTGGCTCATGTTGACTCTTGGAATGTTGGACGCACTTCGGTGACGTCTACTTCCACGAGCAATCAGCCAGTTAGCATAGTCGGTCAGCAGACAACTACTGACGAAGGTGCTTCTCAGTGGCATCAACTTCCATGGTTAAAAAGCGTATTTGTGGATTCGTCCACATCAAACGCTTATACCAAGAAGTTGTACCGCTTTGAGAAGAAGCGGGATTTAGGCACCGAGTTTTCCACTAAGACGAATCGATACGTCGAAAATGCCGGTGACATCATTGCTCGGAAGAGCATGGTGCCGCCATTAAGGCATGACGTAAAGAAACTTCCGCGTGGGCTCGCTGACTACTATTTTGATGGAGAGCTATTCGCTCAAAATCATAGTGTTGGTGTAAACAGTGTGGTATGGCCTGTTCTCAACATAACGGATCAGAGTTTACTCTGGGCGTTAGGAGCGACGGCTATAGCACGTGTTTTACCAACGAATCCCATATCTGATGCGGTGACGTTCGCTGGTGAATTAAGGAATGACGGTTTACCGTTAATTCCTTTTCTCCATTCCTTACGAGACAAAATCGGATTTTTCAAGTCCTTAGGACATGAATATCTGAATGTCGAGTTCGGATGGAAACCTTTCATCAGTGATCTCACCAAATTCGCTAACGCTGCTCATAATGGTAATACCATTTTGAGACAGTACGAGCGAGATTCTGGCAAAGGTGTCAGGCGCAGATATACCTTCCCTACTCTAGACACAACGACTGTTACGAGTCTCCCAAATGGATTCCCGCAACCGCCGTTAAACACATTGTATTATTCATACAATGCGTCTAGAGACGGTGCTAAGACGGTATCTCGTCGAGAAATAACGGATACCTGGTTCTCAGGATGCTTTACGTACTATCTAAACATGGGCAATTCAGCCCGTGATAAGATGGAACGTCATGCCCAAGAAGCTAAGAAGCTTTTTGGAATCAGGCTTACGCCTGAAGTCCTGTGGAACCTCGCACCATGGAGCTGGGCCGCAGATTGGTTTGCTAATACTGGGGATGTAATCCACAATATAGCAGCCTTTTCGCAAGACGGTCTGGTTATGCGTTATGGGTATATCATGCAACATAAAATTGTTGCTGATACATACCGGCTTTCCGATTTCTATTGGAATGACGGTGTGAGATTTTCACCTACAACGCAGACTTTCATTACCGAGACAAAAGTCCGGAAGAAAGCCTCCCCTTATGGGTTTGGCCTGACTTTCAGTTCATTTACTGAAGGTCAATTGGCCATACTTGCCGCTCTTGGATTATCCAGGAGTGGCAGGTGAAGAGGGATGTGACCAGACTGGTCATACTCCTTCTTGCTATAGAGATACCATTGGTACTGTGTATCGTTGGTTTTCTCTATAGATGAAGAACCCGTAGACATCGTGTCTACGGAGATTCCTCCAGGGAAGTAATGCCATGTCGTTTGCTGATCCACAATCCGTAACTATCAATGCCGTCCCGATTTCTCTACCAAGAGTATCGAGCGGTGTTAACACCGGTGGATTTTCTTCCTCCGATGGTAACACGAAGCTGCTCGTCGCGCACGCCTATGGAAAGCGTGTTCGTCGGACTGCTCGCCTTGATATCCGGAAGATTGCTGCTGACCCTTATCTGGCTTCAACGAATGTTCCCTACACCATGAGTGTTTACATGGTAGTGGATCATCCGTTGGCTGGATTTTCGGTCACCGAGCAAAAGCAGCAGGTTGATGGCCTCACGGCCTACCTGACTGCGTCAACCGGAGCTAGAGTCACCCAGCTTCTGGGTGGCGAAAACTAGCATGGATTGGGGACCATTCTGTGGTCCTTATGGATGAAATATTCCAATCAGTGAACGATAAGGCTAATGGAGGGCTTACCTCTATTTAGAGAGGAGGCCCGCCTGTGGATAAAAACACAGGTAGCCTTATGTTACTCCTGAAGGATGTCCTCGATGAACTGGGGACATGGTGTGATACAAGCACCTTTCACGATTATAATAACATCGTGAAACGGGTAGAAAATGAAGGCTTGTCGTTTTTAACGATAAGCTTACCCAACTTTTGTTCAGACTTCGAAAGATGTCTGGACGAAGGAAGGATAGTTCGCAGTCTCTTTGCCGGTTTTCGGTTTAGAGCAGGTCTCCCCCAATTTCTTGGAGGTTTCCTCGAACTCATTTTCGCTCGACAAGGTGGTCTGTTACTCGACTCACCTTCGATAGATGCTATTCAAGCTGTACGTCAGATAACTCTGATGTTCGGCAAGATAAATCTGCCTTGTAGTGATACAAGGCGGAATGCAGCTATTCGAGGGTTTGTTGAGACAGATAAAGCTGTTCTGCGACATGAGGCATCGTTGTCTTCGGAATTATCCGAGGACTTTGTTATGATGTCTCAGTTGCTTTGGGATAATGTGTTCACTACTGTTTCTTTGAAAATTAACAGTGGTGAATTACTTCCCAAACATGGCCCCGGCGCTACGGCTGACCGTATTATCGGTAACGATAAATATCGGCAGTCGGAGTGGACCGAGGATTTGGAAGAGATGTTTCCAAAGCATCTCTATTTAACTCCAAATATCAACCATCCGGTTGACCATGTGACAGTTTTATCGCCTGGAACAGAACGGCCTGTAAGGGTCGTAGATGTTCCTAAAACGCTGAAGACACCCAGAATCATCGCGATTGAACCGACCTGTATGCAGTATATGCAGCAGGCCGTTAAACGCGAGATTCAGGAAGCTATCGAGGCTGACACCCTCGCTAGTAGCTTCATTGGATTCCGTCGTCAAGAGCATAATCAGCTCTTGGCTAAGAGAGGTTCCCGTAAGGGAGTTCTCGCTACGCTCGATTTGAGCGAAGCATCCGATCGTGTCTCCAATCAGCATGTACGTCTTCTGTTGTTGAATCACCCTAGCGTTGCTAGAGCGATTATGGCAACAAGAAGTCGGAAGGCTGATGTACCTGACTATGGTATTCATACCTTAGCCAAGTTCGCGTCTATGGGTTCGGCCCTCTGTTTTCCGATGGAGATGTTGGTATTCACTACCGTCATCTTCTTAGGGATTCAAGAGGAGCTTAACAGACGCCTTACCCAGGAAGATATAATGTCTTTCTGGGGTTCGGTGCGCGTCTACGGTGACGATATTATTGTTCCCGTAGATTTTGTATCAGGTGTCGTGAAGAAACTAGAAGACTTTGGTTTTCTAGTTAACACCCGCAAGTCTTTCTGGACTGGAAAATTCAGAGAGAGTTGTGGGAAGGAATATTATGACGGCAACGATATTTCAATCGTTAGAGTCCGTCATATGCTTCCTACACGACGCCGGCACGTAACGGAGATAATTTCAGCTGTTTCTCTACGTAACCAGTTGTTTATGGCTGGTATGTGGAAAACAGCGAAATCTATGGATCTGTGGATGGAAAGATTAATACCCTTTCCCGCCGTTGGTCCAACTTCTCCGGCATTAGGGCGATTGTCATCACTAGGGTACGATACCCATAGGATTGACGAAAATCTACACGAACCGCAAGTCAAAGCGATGTGTGTAGTCGCTAAACCACCAATCTCACGATTGAATGGTTCAGCAGCCTTAATGAAGGTGTTTCTGCAGTCTGCTCACCGGGACAATCCAGTTTCGAGTGAGGAGCCCGTAAGCGATTGGTTCAGAAATGAACCTATCGCGGACGAGGATCACCTTACACGTGCAGGACGACCCGACGCCGTCTACATCACGCGCCGG